ATGGCCAGGACTACGCGCCCATTAACCAACACAGAAGTGCTACGCGCTAAAGCAGATGATAAGGATATGACCCTGCATGATGGCGATGGGCTTTTCCTAGTCATAAAAACCAGTGGCAAAAAACTATGGCGCTTCCGCTACCAACGTCCCGCCACGAAGCAACGAACAATGATCGGATTGGGGGCCTTCCCCGCCCTTTCGCTTGCCAACGCTCGGAGCTTGAGGGCGGATTATCTTGCCCTATTAGCTAATGGGATTGATCCGCAGGTACAAGCGGAGGTAGCAGAGGAGCAGCATCAGATTGCTCTGGATAGCATTTTCTCAACGGTGGCTGCTAATTGGTTCCAGCTTAAAAGTAAAAGCGTCACACCTGACTACGCAAAAGATATTTGGCGCTCATTAGAAAAAGACGTATTTCCAGTCGTTGGTGGAATTCCTGTTCAACAAATTAAAGCTAGAACGCTAGTAGAGGCTCTTGAACCTATCAGATCACGAGGAGCACTTGAGACTGTTCGCCGCTTAGTGCAGCGTATAAACGAAATCATGATTTACGCGGTTAACACCGGTTTGATAGATGCAAATCCAGCATCAGGCATTGGTATGGCTTTTGAGAGACCAAAGAAACAAAACATGCCAACGTTGAGGCCGGAAGAACTGCCGAGTTTAATGAGATCTTTGATTATGTCGAACTTATCATTAACAACTCGATGTTTAATAGAATGGCAACTCTTGACTCTTGTACGGCCTTCAGAGGCTTCCGGAACAAAGTGGTCAGAGATAGACATTGATAAAAAGCTTTGGACGATCCCAGCAGAACGTATGAAGGCAAAAAAAGAGCACATTATTCCTTTATCGTCTCAAGCTGTGGAGATTCTTGAACTGATGAAGTCTATAAGTGCGCAGCGCGAACATGTATTCCCAAGTAGAAATGATCCAAAACAATCAATGAATAGCCAGACCGCTAATGCCGCTTTAAAACGAATCGGATATGGAGGAAAACTTGTTGCACATGGATTGCGTTCGATTGCCAGTACAGCCTTAAATGAAGCTGGTTTCAATCCAGATGTCATTGAGGCAGCCTTAGCTCATAGTGATAAAAATGAAGTTCGTAGAGCATATAATCGCTCTACTTATTTACAACAAAGACATGAGCTGATGAATTGGTGGGGCTTAAAAGTCCACCCTACCAATTCATTTTAGAATGAAATAAATTACTTTTTGCTGGGGTATGTTTTAAACGTACCTCGTAATATATCAAAATGCTGCTCACCCAAGGATGAAAACTCTGTAATCATCTCCATTAGAGTATCACGCCCGATCAAAAACAAATAAACACCTTGATCTTTTGATATTTCTTTAACATTGTTTAATAGACTATCATTGAAACTTTCACAGAAAACCAAAGCGACTTCTGATTTTAATTTTTTCGCTTCCTGGAGAGCAGCATTGATATGCTTTTCACTCAATTTCTTTCCAAAATCAACAACACTTATTATTATCGATTCTGACTTAATATTGAAAACAGAAAAATCGAAAAAGAACCCTTTTCTTGATTCATTCAAAAATGAAAAAACACAACACTCATGATCATCACTTATTAACTTAGGATAAAATAGACTAGGGTAAAAGATAGAAACTAATATCTTCTTATATGCCAACATGTAATTTCTTACGTCATTATTATTGACTGCCAAATCAAGATTTTCAATTAATTCTTTTAAGGGAATAATTACTGGATCTTTATCCTTATCTAACTCGCTATGAGCAAGTGGATTAGGAGGGTTGCTTTTAAAGCTATCTTTATATTCCCTCAACGAATCAGGAAATTTCACAAGCTGTGTTTCTATAAACCCTTTAGTCTGCCCGTATTCTTCAATAATACTTCTAGTGGTAACGACCTCCTTTCCTCTTAATACTTTAACTAATGCTGAACCAGAGTTTAAAAACTCTTTTTTCATTTCCGGGATGATATGGCGGCTATAAAACCTTCGGTGTGAATACATTATTTCTTCGCGTGCAAGTATCTTAGGTATGAGAATTATCTCCTCGTTTTCAAAAACCGGGAGCTGGAAGCTTTTTTTATGCCACCTCCCAGTAGTCTCATCCCAAACCTTAACACCTGAAATTTCCTCCGTCTTAACACAGTAAAAATCACAAATGTCTTTTGTATATTTTATTAAAAAGCTCTTTAAAATATTGCAAACTGAATCAGATATTCGGTCAGATCCAATGCCCGGGATGGTTAAAGCTGTATCTTCGAGATCTGTTAATAACCCTGATTTCGCCGCCTTACTATTTTTTAGTGATGCTAAAATATTCTCAGCAGTTTTATCACCAAGAGCAGTACCCGATGATTTCTTTGTTGAGTATCCTAAATGAAATGCATTAGATTCTCTAAGAGATGATAATAAATAAGCAGATTTTTTTAGATCGGAATTCTTTATAGATGCCATTATGTCTGCAAAATAATTTTGTAACGCAGCTACTAAATCATCTCCCCATTGAGATTTCAAAACCTTAATAGACGTTGGATCTAAAAAAAACCTCAAATCTGTATGTAGGGGTATATCAATAAAATCTAATGCTACTTGTCTGCCTTCAACACCAAAAGCTTCTGAAAAACGCATGTAACACTCCTTTACAATAATTTCAAAAATGAGAGCATTCCTACTTTTTATAGCAAAGGTGAATTGATCACAAGATCTTATGTATTAGGTAGCAAACTATTGCTGTTTGACTTTAAGCTTGAGTGCCAAAGCTCGTTGCGCGCGCTCGTACCCCCGCCACGCCTGCCCGCTTTGTGTAGCGGTTTTCATGCGCCTGCATGAATGTTCTCAAACCGCGCCAGGTATGGGCTGCGGCGGGATAGTCAGGGTGCACTGATTCATGCGTTTTCATGCAGCATAGACATGCACTCGTGCAACAGCTGGCTCGCCAGAGAAAGGGCATTAAAAACCCGGCGCTATGGCCGGGTATCGGGGGAATATCAGACGGGTGATTGCTGCCTGTTTGATAGCTTGCTAGCCGAACCATAACGGTTAAGGCTTTGTGGCGTTCTCTGTGGCGTTTCTTCTTCGGCAACCGGCTCAATGGCTGCTTTAAGTGGCTTCATGATGATTTTCTCGACGCTTTCCAGTGCAGTAAATGTGCAGGAGCAATTCAGGTTCGTGCACTGATACCAGGTACGCTTTACTGATGGCGCTTCATAAGCACTGGTGCGCGTGTGGGCCATGCTCGCGCATTCAGGACATTTTAGAGCCATTATGCACCTCCCGATTGTGCTTTAAGCTTGCTTAGTCTCTGCTGATAGCATTGATGCCGTGCGGGCGTGTAGCCCTTCTGACAGTCGCTTAGCATATTCGCTTCCGCCGTCAGCCCGACCTCGCTCAGAGCTTCGCGGTAAACTTCTGCGACTTCCGGGCGCTCAGCCTGCACCTGATGCGCTACCGCGCTACGTAACATGCGTGCGGCCACATCGAGCCCACCGGGGCTATTCAGGAAAGGAGCCAGCGCGGAGGTCAGCGCTTGCCCATTCGCGGCCATGAAGGTGCTAAGCGCATCCTCGGTACACGCTTCAATCACAATACGCTGAGCGTAAACACCTTCACGGGCAGCGCAATTGATCTGCCACTCCAGCACTTCAAGATGCTCACGTAAATGCGAAACTAGCTCGCGGATACCTGCCGGTTCTTCACCGGCGGCCAACAATTCGCTCAGTTTTTTCTGCACTCCGCTGCGGGAAGCAAGGTGTAATTGCCACTGACTGCGGGCGGAACGGAACTGTTCAAGCGCCTGAACGGGCGTGGTGGCGATAGTCATTGCGTGCGCTCCTTCTGGATCCGTTCACGTTGCTTCTCGCGCTTTGATTGCGCCGCAGGACTTGGAGCTTTATACCTGTCACTTTGAGCCGCTGACGACGCATATATACCCATTTCTGTCAGCAGTACGTCTCCCTTAGCCGATGGATGCCACCCTCGCGCCTTTAGTGTTATTTCACTACGGATAAGCTTATCAAACATCGCTGCGGCGTCGTTCACGCCTTCAAATCCTGACCCATGCAGATATTCCATATCGCACATCCGTAGGCTAAGCGCATTCAGCAGTGCATCACCATGCGCAGCCATAAACTGTGCCCACACGTAACGTGAATGCACGGCTATCAGCTCTTTGTGCGCAGATACGTAGATTCTGGCAAGGTCAGCTGTAGTCCAGGGCAGGGTTTCGGTCTCAAATTCGTGGGCACTGAGCAGGCTTTCAAACTCTTCCAGCGTCTCACGACCAAGCGCAATCTCAATGCGCAGCTTTTTCATTCGCGGTGACATGCCGCCTTTACTGTCACGGAAAAGCTCTCGCCACTCTTCATTCATGGCTTTAACCTCAGCTTCCGTTTCATCCCGGCGGGCTTTAATGGTTGCGGTAGTTGCTGCGGCTTCGTTCTGCTTATGGCTGGCAGCCAGCCATGCTGACTTGGTGCTTTTTACTTTCTCAAGAGCTTTCTGCGTGGCGGCGGGCAATGCTGTAATGCTGTCAGTGGTGGTAGTCGTTTCGCTCATGTCGGTTCCTGTCTGGCTGGTTGGGGTAAATCAATTGTGCCGGGGCTGGCACAAGGGAACTACCGGGCAGCGTTGTGCCACAGACCAGACAAAAAGACCTTCTTCTGGCCAGCCAGGGAAAGGCCCAGCAAGCTCTCATCTCACTTTATATTTCTATTTATATCCTTCACCATTCTTAACCTAAAGAAAAAAGATAATAAATACAGTAAATTAATGGGTGAACAATCAGTTTTAAATCCTTCACCCTCTGTTCATCACTCTTCACCAATACTTATTACGCCTTTGTAAATTAACGCAAATAAAACCTATTAATTATTTAAAATCAATAGCTGGCTACTATCGGAAATTTTCTCTTTTAGCGTGAATAAAGACTAATAAGCACTAATAAGACTGAGAGCTTAAAAAGCAAGCTAAAGGTCCCATCCCTCACACAGTTTCACCTTGTTGCTTTGGTGGTAAATATGCTGAAAATAAAGAGCTACCCGACACCGGACGTGCCTGTCCGGGTCATTACGGAACCACAAGAGGTAGCTCATGCACACAGCAGTTTCAGCACATCAATCCGCTCCGGCGGCTCCGGTTTTACCCACACACCCGGCTTTAAATGACCGCTTCCTGCGCCTGCCGGAAGTCGTGCACGTATGCGGCCTGTCACGTTCGACTATTTATGACCTCATCAGCCGAGATGCTTTCCCGCTCCAGGTATCGCTGGGCGGAAAAAACGTCGCGTGGCTCGCCAGTGAAATCAGCGTCTGGATGAATGAACGCATCGCCGCGCGCGGTCAGGAGCGTGCAGCATGATCCTGCTCACCATAGGCGGTAAATCACACGAATTGTCCGTTGCGGACGCGAAGCAGCTGGCGCTGGCGATTGCTTACGAAGTTGATAAGCCGGGGCAGCCACAGCGCTTCAAGGGCAAGGAGACAAGCTTCAGCATTCAGAGCAACACGTCGAACGCCGGTGACGCCAATACCCTGAAGTTTTCCCACGCGGGCATTATCCTCACTGACTGCTGAGGCAAATAATGTCGCTTAACCTTTTCCCCGGCTTGCACGCCGGGGCAATTCCCTGGTACAGTATTTTCGCTGTCGCAAAATCGGCAGCCGGGATTGGCGTCCTGAATATCTCAATGGCGACACCAGACGCGCCATGCGTCTTTTTTTGTGTCCATGCCTCAGTGCACCCATTTTTCGGGCTGCGGTTTATTAGCCGTAGTACCGTCTGTGTAATGGTGGCTCGGGCGGGGGCTTCTCACGAAGCGCCGGTATCCATTGAGGCCGGTTACGCCAACCCCGTTCGGGCTACCACCAGTGAAATTGGCGTTTCCGGTGGTGGCGTTAACCGCTACTCAATGGAGACTGCCTTTATGGCTACGGTCCTTATTTCCCCATATCCTCAGTTTGTTTTCGTCTTTGCCGCCGTGCGCCGCTCCGAGCGCCAGCGGCGCATTCACATGCTCCGCACCGTTGCCGCCGATGAGCACGCCGCCCGCCTGACGCTGGCCCGCGACTACGTGCTGTCCTTTGCCGCTCGCCTGCCGGTCCGGGAGGTGCGAGTATGAATCACGCCACCATTTCCTACGCCGACCTGGTACGCCTTGAGCACCTGCGCAACGCCGGGCGCTTCGTCAGCGACATGACCGCCTTTCAGGAATGCCACGAGCTGCCGCAGCCCGCACAGCGCGCGCAGCTGGCCTCGCTGGTCTTTCTTATCACCGAGCAGCTCGATGACGTGGTGACGCGCTGCCAGAACAGCTGGATGAACGCGGAGATTGAACCATGAAAGAACGCACCCTTTCCCCGGAGCTGCGCGCCGCGCTGTCCCGTCGCGCCGTCGCCTGCGCCTGGTTGACCGCCTGCACTGAACAGCAGCGCTACCCCGGCCTGACGCTGGCGCGCCTTGAGCACGTGATTGAAACCGAGCTGGAAGGCTTTTATCTGAGCCAGCACGGACGCCAGCGCGGTCAGGAAATTGCCTGCGCGCTGCTGGATGACCTGCTGGCCGTCGGGCCGCTGAAGTCGGCCCCGCGCCTGAGCTTTCTCGGACAGGTGATGATGGATGAACTGTGCGGGCGCATGACCGGCGCACCGGTACTGCACTGAGGGAGAACAGAACAATGAAAATGATCGTATCAGATGCGGCAAGCGCCGCGCGGGGCAACTGGCCGCGCATTTTGCCCGCGCTGGGCGTGAAGGTAGTCAGGAATCGCCACATGCCCTGCCCGATGTGTCAGGGAAAGGATCGTTTCCGTTTTGACGACAAGGACGGGCGCGGCACGTGGATTTGTAACCAGTGCGGCGCCGGTGACGGCATGGACCTCGTAAAAAAGGCGCTCAGCATTACGGTGAGCGAGGCCGCCGCCCGCGTTAACGACCTGACCGGCAACCTGCCGCCGGTTTCTGCTGAAACCGTAACGACGGCGGAGACGGTGACGGACGAAGCCGCCCGCAACGCCGCCGTTACGCTGGCGCAGCAGCTGGTCAGTACCGCGAGGGAAACAGCGGGCAACGCTTATCTGTCACGCAAGGGCTGGCCTGAACAATCCGGCCTTGCGCTGACGAAGGCGCACAAGGTGGCGTTAACCACGTACAGGTCCGGCGATCTGATTGTGCCGCTGCACGATATGAACGGCCAGCTGGTGAACGTGCAGCTGATAAACGCCGCCGGAGAGAAGCGCACGCTGAAGGGCGGCCAGGTAAAAGAAGCGTGCCACGTTCTCAGCAGCGGCAAGCCCGCAAAACGCATCTGGCTGACCGAGGGCTACGCCACCGGCCTGACGGTGCATAATCTGACAGACGACGAGGTGTGGGTTGCGCTGTCGTCCGTAAACCTTCTTTCTCTGGCTGGCCTTGCGCGTGAAAAGCACGCCACGCTGCCGCTGATTATTGCCGCAGACCGCGACCTGAACGGCGACGGCCAGCGCAAAGCGATGAAGGCTGCTGCCGCCAGCAATGCCGCCGTGGCGCTGCCGCCGGTGTTCGGCGACTGGAACGACGCATTTATGGAGCACGGCGAAGCTGCAACAAAGCAGGCGCTGGCAGAGGCTGCAAGGCCCGCCACGGCCAGCCCGTTCGACGTCATGAGCGAAGCGGAATTTTCGGCCATGAGCGCCAGCGAAAAAGCCGAGCGCGTGGCGGAGCACTACCACCGCGCGCTGGCCGTGGACGCCAGCGGGGAAATTCTGTCCAGCTATAAAGCGGGCGCGTGGAAGGTGATTTCCGGCAAGCAGTTTGAACGTGACGTGGCGAAGCTGTTCCAGCGCCTGCGCGCGCCGTTCTCGGCGGGCAAGATTTCCGGCGTGGTGGAAACCCTGAAGCTGATGCTGCCGCAGCAGGCCGACCCGTCGCGCCGCCTGATTGGCTTTCGCAACGGCGTGCTCGATACAAAAAGCGGCTCGTTCAGCCCGCACCGGCGCGAAAACTGGCTGCGCACCGTCAGCGACGTGGACTACACAAGCCCCGTTGAGGGGGAAACGCTGCAAAGCCACGCGCCGTGCTTCTGGCAGTGGCTGGATCGCGCTGCCGGACGCAGCGCGGAAAAGCGCAACATCATTCTGGCCGCGCTGTTTATGGTGCTGGCGAACCGCTACGACTGGCAGCTGTTTCTGGAAGTCACCGGCCCCGGCGGCAGCGGTAAAAGCATCATGGCGGAAATCGCCACCATGCTGGCCGGTGCGGACAACTCGGTTTCAGCGTCTATCGAAACGCTGGAATCATCGCGCGAGCGCGCGGCGGTGATTGGCTATTCTCTTATTCGTTTGCCCGATCAGGAGAAGTGGAGCGGCGACGGCGCAGGCCTCAAGGCCATTACCGGCGGCGATGCGGTGTCCGTCGATCCGAAATACCGGGACGCCTACTCCACGCACATTCCGGCGGTAATTCTGGCGGTAAACAACAATCCGATGCGCTTCACTGACCGCAGCGGCGGCGTATCGCGCCGCCGGGTAATCCTGCACTTTCCCGAAATCATTGCGCCGGGCGAACGCGATCCGCAGCTCAAGGAAAAAATCAGCGGCGAGCTGGCCGTTATCGTGCGCCAGTTGATGCAGCAGTTCAGCCAGCCGCAGGATGCAAGGGCATTGCTTCAGTCGCAACAGAACTCAGATGAAGCCATGCGCATCAAGCGCGACGCCGATCCAATGGTGGATTTCTGCGGCTACCTGTTCACCACGCCGGAACCGAACGCACTTTATATGGGGAATGCGATTATCAGGCCGCTCCAGCCTAAGCGCTACCTTTATCACGCCTATCTGGCCTACATGGAAGCTAATGGCTACAAGAACCCGCTGAGTATGAAGATGTTCGGTCTGTCGCTTGAGAGCATCATGCGGGAATACGGGCATCACTACCTTAAACGACGCACAAAGTCCGGGATGCAAACTAACCTCGATCTCACAGAGGAAAGCAGCAGCGACTGGCTACCGAAATGTGATGATCCCACCGCATTGTGAATAACCAGAACCGGCGAAAGCCGGTTTTTTTAAGCCCATGCTTCACCATCAGTGAAGAGTACTCGTCATCCTTCACCAATCAATCACCACATAAAGACATGTTAAATATAAAAAAAATAACAAGGTGAAGAGTGTGAAGGATTTTTCAAAAAATCTTTTAAGTGTACTTCTTGAAGCACTCTCTATGTCCGTTCCTCCTCAATTCTGCTTTATGACATTTTACTTGGCGACCACTTACAAATTATTGGACCAACGCCAATAAAGCCTGACAGTGGCCCTTTCAAGATGGAAGTGTTTCACATGAAAGGCTGCCCAGTGCCATAAAGCGGTAGTAGCTAAAAACACTTAGTGTTGATTAATGGTGAGCAGCTCAAGAGGTAGGTCGCCTCAAAGCTGAACTGGAGGCCCCTAGCGTCTGTTTGTATTCCAAAGAACATACCGCCATCACCACCAGACAATCCGAAATGGACGAAGACATTCAGACGTTGGAACACCGCTTATGTAGAACCCGCTAAATCAAACAAGGTATGATGTAAGAGTTGCTTACGGGTAAAACACGATGAATAAAAGGGGAAGCACATGGTTGATTATCCAGAAACCGAGCTTGATGAAGAATTGGTTGCGCAAGGTACGGAAGAGGAAGAGCCGGAACTGCTTGATGAGGTGATGCATCCGTTCAACCCGACCGATATTGATATCGTCGTTGAGCCAAAATCGTTGGATGCCTTGATTAAGCGAATTCAACACAATGAGATCGATATGAATACCGATTTTCAGCGTCATGCGGAGTTATGGGATAACCGTAAGATGAGCCGGTTAATCGAATCAATTTTGATTCGGTTCCCGTTACCGGCTTTCTACTTTGATGCGTCCGATGAAAATAATTGGCTAATTGTGGATGGTTTACAGCGGTTATCTACGATTCGCAAGTTTGTATTAGATAAAAAGCTTCGCCTCAATGGGCTGGAATTTTTAACAGACCTCAATGGCAAAACCTTCGATAAATTGCATCGTCAATATCAGCGCCGTATTGAAGAATGCCCTGTTACTGTGTACATGATTAAGCCGGGTACGCCTGAGGATGTTAAATATTCGGTGTTTCGCCGGATCAATACAGGCGGTTTAACGCTCAATAATCAAGAGATACGTAATGCGCTCGCTAAGCCACGAGACAGAGAATTGCTCGAAGAGTTAGCCAATTCATCATGCTCGAAAGCTATGCTAGGTGACCTTTCTAAACGTATGAAGGATCAGGAACTAGTATTGCGATTCTGGGCATTCTATCGCTTTGATTATTTAGACCCCAAAAACAAAAAGGAAATTTCCTCGTTTTTAGATAAAGCCATGGAAGACATCAAAAAAGGCGATGATGTCTACCGATCAGAGTTTAAAGCTAGGTATTCAATTGCAATAGAGCGCTGTTACCAGCTGTTAGGAGAAAAGGGGTTTGAAAAAAATCCTGCATCAAGAAGGCGCTCAAAAAATGCAACGTTATTTGAAGTCTGGATGGTTGCGTTGGTGAAATTAACTGAAAACGATTTTAGCCGCTTACTTCATAATCAATTCGAGTTTCAAGGAAAGATACAGACGTTATTAGAGGATGCTGAGTTTATTAATGTTATTAGCTATTCCACTCAGCGAAAAGAGCATGTGGAAATACGCTACGAAAAAGTCAATGCGTTGATTAAAGAGGTGCTTAATGATTGAGTTTATTAATATTCATAATTTCAAAACCTTATTAAATGCTAGTTTTCCACTGGGTAATCTCAATCTGTTCTCAGGCCTTAATGGCATGGGAAAATCAACACTTGTGCAAAGCTTGTTGCTTTTAAGGCAGTCTTTTGAACGCAACACCCTTAAAACCAAGGGTTTGCTGTTAAATGGTGATTATGTCAATATCGGCACGGGTAAAGATGCGCTATCTAGTTTTAGTGAACAAGAAGAGATTATTTTTACCGTTAAATGGCTCGAGAAAGAACAGCCAACACGGTTTGAGTTTGACTATCAACATGACTCAGATCTGTTGCCGCTGCGTAAATCGGGTATTGACGGTGATTCAGATTCGCTAAGCTTATTTAACTCTAATTTTCAGTATTTATGTGCTGATAGGTTAGGTCCGCAAAGTCATCACCAGTTGTCTGAGTTTCATATCCGTGATTTAAAATCACTTGGCCATCACGGTGAATTTGTAGTTCATTTTATCGCGGTCAATGGCGCTAAAGATTTGGAAATAGAAGCATTACGCCATCAAAAGGCTGTTTCAGGAACTCTACTTTCTAATATTGAAGCATGGATGTCGGATATTACGCCCGGATTAAAAATCAAAGCAGTGGCGCAGCCTCAGTTTAATTCGGCGAGCCTAAGTTACTCTTTCAACCAAGGGAAAGACACAACCGAAGACTTTAAACCACAGAATGTGGGGTTTGGATTAAGTTATGTGTTACCGGTCGTAACCAGTATATTAAGTGCGGCAAAAGGTGATCTACTGATTATTGAAAACCCAGAATCACACTTGCACCCCGCTGGGCAATCCTTGATGGGTAAATTGTGTTCCATTGCTGCCAATAATGGCGTGCAATTAATTGTTGAATCTCATTCTGACCATTTTCTCAACGGTATAAGGGTTGCGGTGAGGCAGAAAGTGGTTGCAGCTGACAATGTCAAAGTCTTTTTCTTGCAGCGAGATGTTCATAACTCCATTCACGCCTCAGAAGTCATGTACCCCAATATTGATGATGAGGGACGAATAGACTGCTGGCCGGAAGGCTTCTTTGACCAATGGGATAAGGAGTTGGATCATCTGTTATGAATAATGGAATTGTGTTGAACCATCACTCTTTGCCATTTGCCAGCAAAGATGATGCAGATGAAGGACTATTGGCTTTCTTCACTGTGCTTAAGGTTTGCCGAACAGCTGGGCTAAAAATTTTGCTAGTCGATGAAGATCAAGACAAGTCGCTAATGGGGTTGGAGCTGGCTAACGGATACTTTGTGCGCAATTGGCTTGCCTCTGCAAGTAAGGTTGCGGAGCTTGCGGATTGGTGCCGATTTCTTAAGTCCCTTGAAACGAAACAGCCTCTCTTTGAAACCTTGGATATTGAAAGTGTTGGTGATGTATTAGAAGTTGGCTTGCCAGGGGAAAATTCAGGTAAGCCGGTGCTATTAGCAGCGTTTTATTTTGAAACGTTTCTAGCCAGTTTTACGGCTTTGACTACTTGGGCAAATAGCCATTTTGAAGTATGGGTTTTCGAGCTCGATGCAATACCAGATCAAAGGGATGAAACGCTTTTGAATCTGAGTGATTCTGCGAGCTTGGGCTTGCATGGTGATGAACTCAAACAATGTCGTAATGCGTTGTTAAGTTCCGCTAAGGGTATCTGGATGAACAGAGGAGATTTGTTTCCTCATCTCACTTTATTGTCCAATCAAATTGGCACAAGTTTGCAAGGTTGGTCTGCTCGGCAAGATGTCTTGTTTAAGGCACGAGATGCACTAAATGTGCTGGAGTCGTTTAGTGAGAAATGGCTTTCAGGTGAGTACGTTGATTACCGTCATGAGTATTTAAGAGGCTTGGGGTTGGCAGCTGAAGTTAGCGGTGAATCGGAGAGTGTAAATAATAATCCCAAAAAGAAGAAAGAGCGCATATTTTGGTTAGATGATGGACGGCAGGTCTATTGCGAGAATCATGTAAAACTACCTGACGGTTACCGACTACATTTTTATGCCGATGCAGTAAATCAGCGGATATATGTAGCGTATTTAGGGTCACATTTAACTTTATAAATCTAAGTAAAATTAATTAATATCTTAGCTTTATTCTTTATGGCAAAGCCTTGGCTACTCGGAGAACGCGCCACCTGTTAGTTAACTCAGAACGCTTTTAGCACCTCCCAGACCGCTCGTTGCTGCCGTTGAGGCGACAGGTGCAACATCGTGTTAAGAGTAGAAGTAACTAACACCAATCTGTGCTTATCAACGGGGAGCTGATCATTCATAGCGATAAGCACAATACGTTGGAGCCGAACTTCCCAGTAAGATCTCGGAATTGGTATACGCTTAGGTATACGGACAAAGTTGAATTTATAATTAACATCTATAAATCAGTGATATACAAAACAAAAAAAGACTCCGCCAGCCACCAAAATTCTCCATCGGTGATTACCAGAGTCACATGATGAAGTCCTGAAAGCCCGCACGGCGCAAGCCCTGCGGGCTTTTTTGTGTCTGTAACCTTCCGAGACGATCCGCCTGAATCCAGAGATAATTGGTACACGTTATAATGTGTACCAAAAACGTGTACCAATTATAGACGGAAACCAGTCATGGCGCGGATTACACGCCCCCTCACCAATAACGAAATCCTTAAAGCTAAGCCTTAAGAGAAAGACTTCACGCTTCACGATGGCGACGGACTTTTCCTGCTCGTCAAAACGTCTGGTAAAAAGCTATGGCGTTTTCGCTACCAGCGGCAAGCAAGTAGCAGCCGTACGAATCTTAGCTTGGGCTCCTACCCTGCCCTAACGCTCGCTGTCGCACGCCAAATGCGTGACCGATATCTTTCGCTGCTTGCGCAGGGGATTGACCCGCAGAAGCAGCAAGAAGAAGTATCGCAACAGCGCCAGATCGAGCTGGATAGTATTTTTTCAGTTGTGTCCGGAAGGTGGTTCCAGCTCAAAAGCAAAAGCGTCACCGAGGATTATGCGAAGGATATTTGGCGATCGCTGGAGAAAGACATCTTCCCTACGATTGGTGAGATTCCTGTTCAAACGCTCAAGGCCAGAACGATCGTTGAAGCATTTGAGCCGATTAAAGCTCGCGGGGCGCTTGAGACCGTTCGCCGGTTGGTGCAGCGCATCAACGATGATCATAATTTTGCGATCAACACAGGGTTGATTGATGCGAATCCGGCTTTAGGTGTTGGTATGGCTTTTGAAAGGCCAAAAAAGCAAAATATGCCAACATTACGCCCGGAAGAATTACCAAAGTTAATGCGCTCATTAGTAATGTCCAATCTCTCAATCGCTACCCGCTGTTTAATCGAGTGGCAACTACTTACTTTTGTACGGCCGTCAGAAGCCTCTGGAACACAGTGGTCAGAGATCGACTTCGATTTGAACCTTTGGGTTATTCCAGCGGATCGCATGAAGGCAAAGAGCGAACATGTCGTTCCTTTATCGAAAAAACTCTTGATATTCTTGAGGTTATGCGGCCTCTCAGCGCCAACCGACAATATATTTTTCCAAGCCGAAACAATCCTAAAGAGCCAACGAATAGCCAAACTGCGAATGCGGCATTAAAGCGAATAGGTTATGGCGGTAAGTTGGTTGCTCATGGTCTGCGTTTCATAGCGAGCACAGCACTTAACGAAGTCAGTTTTAATCCTGATGTTATTGAGTCAGCACTTGCATATAGCGATAAAACGAAGTGAGGAAAGCCTACAACCGTTCTACTTATCTCGAACAATGTAAAAGATATGATGAGTTGGTGGGGCACATTCACCTATAAAAGTTAGCCCAATACGAAATTTATTAGCTTAGATTTGAGGTGACACAGCTATAGTACAGAGTCAAACCTACTCTGGCAGGCAGCTCTTTACCAGCAGCGTACATTACTAACAGCGTAGTGTGTTAATTTATAAATAAAAGGTCAGCTTATCTCTCATCAACTGTTTAAATTTTTAGGAGCATTAATATGGCAGTAGTTCCCAGACAAAACGCACCAAGTAAAAAAATGATCTGGCAGTACTGGATTGACAATGGAATTCAAAGAGGTTTAGATGATACGCGCTATGATAATGCGTGTGATTTCAATGTATGTGTCTGCTGTGGCCGAGAATCCTCAAAATTAGAGAGAGCACATATTATCCCTTACTCACTAGGCGGAACTAATGATGTCTCAAATTATATTTTGCTATGCAGTAAATGCCATAGAGAAAGCCCGGATATTGCTAGTGAGTCTGCGCTTATTGAATGGATGAATGAACAACCTACTGAAATTGAAAGCATGTTAAAAATCATCCAGCAGGAAATGGATAAGTATAATAAAGAAACTCAAATAGCAGTTGACGAAATTTTTATCAAAGAAACCTTTAGTGAGTTGTTCAAAAAGGCAGGGACACATGGTGGTAGATTTTCTGATGCAACCAAGGTATATATTATCAGGGAAGCTTTGAAAAAAATATTTATTCAGACTAAGTCATGAGTTAAAACACTCATAGCCACCTTGGTTAACCAGTTCATTAAATTTTAAATTAGATTTTCTTTTAAGGAGATGTCCACTGCTTGCTTTAAGCAGACTGTAACATTTGATTGTATGCTGTCAGTAAAAACTGTCAGCTCAAATTTGAGCTAATACACATGAAAGGAAGCCAATTGCGCCCAAGAATTGCAAAAAGAGGTCAGTGCGCAATGTTATCCCCCGCCACGCCTGCCCGCTTTATGCACCGCTTTTCATGCAAGTGCATTGTGCGAGCCAAGTCGTGCTCTGTATGGGCTGAACGGGGGAAAGCGGTACATGATGTTGCATGCAGATTCATGCACGCTATGCATGCAAGGCTCTTTATAAAGCGGCTGGCCAGAAAAAGGGCTCCAGAAAGACGGAGTACAGACATAAAAATGCCGCTGCTCGTGCAGCGGCCGTGGGGGATTAATGAGCCTGGCGGAATGCAGAACCATAACGGCCCAGCGTCTGGCGTTCCCTGACCGGTTCCGGTGATGCCTCTGGTACTTTCTCCGGCTTTGGCGGTGCGGTGATTACCTTTGTGATGCTCTCATTCGTCTTAAAAGTACAGGAGCAGTCCAGGTTAATGCACTGGTGATAACGCTCTTTCGCCTGCTCTGACATATAGCGGCTTGATTTTGTGTGTGCTGCACTTTTGCAGTAAGGACAGTGCATCATTTTTGACTGCCCTCCTGAAGTTTTGCACGCTGCGCCCGTATTGATTCAGCCAGCTTCTGGCGGCGCATAGGATGGCGGTAAAGCTCCATATCAATACCGGTAAGCGGCGGACGATACAGATCAATACTCTCCAGCAGCGAAGCATCATTTAGTATGCTGTCTGGCAGAGCAGCCGCCGCCCGCGTCAGCGCTTCACCGACCAGATAAGCCACGTTCTTAATACTATCCCGGTCGTCTCCGGCAAACGTCGGGGAAAGCTCTTCGCGACGGAGACGTAGCTTAATGGCCCACAGCAGCGACGGACTTACGTTACGCAGGGCTGACTGCCAGTGCGAATCCGCAAACCCGATAAACGCCTCGCGGTGTGATTCCACGTACTCTTTTCCTCTACCGCAGCACTTAAGCATCGCCTCCTGCTTATCCAGCACCAGTTCTTTGAGAAGTCCGCTGAACTCGTCGGCCAGTTCCCGGCTGGCGATGCGCTGAGAATGTTCGGCGCGCAGCTCGTCAGTGAGATTGCCTCGCAGGTTACGGAAGCGCGTGCGCCAGTTGCTCTCGGCTTCTTTTCCTGCCTCTATGGCCGCCTGCTGCTCTTTCTCACAGCGGGCAATATAAGCGCAAATGCCGTTGAAGGCTTTCATTCTTTCGGTATGTTCAGCACGGGCATTCTCAAAGCGTTCCAGTGATGCAGTTTTCTGTTCCGGCATGGTCATGGTTATCTCTCATCGTCTGTAAAGGACGTGGCCATTCTGTCGTGTACCACAGGACAGCGCATTTCATTGCTTTTCTCCTGTCGATGAGCAAACAAGTGCATAACCGGTACGAGATTGCTCCTCTTAAGCATTAAATGACAAAGCAGATAGTGTGAAAATATTTGTTGATTTTTTTACTATTGGCCGTGTTCCCGTCAGGAACCCATAAAATTGTGACTACCGTATTTAATTGCCTATCATTGAATAATAATCTGCTTTTAAAATAACGATCCAGACAAGTTATACTTACATAAAATAACGAGATTTCATGGAAATTGCTTACGCTTTTGATTTGAGATTTGTATGTGGAGGTTATGGCTATTTTTCCACATATACGAGTGGCAACTTGCCTTCGGATGATGGTTTAGAGACCAGAGAACCAGCAGTAATTGTTATTGAACGTACAATAAGGGCATTAGATGAGATGGGTCAGCAACACCGATTAATCAATAGTGAGCAATCTTTTTATGATTGGACGTGCATTCAGGGATGGGGGTTAGTTGAAATCGACTTTGCCAGAATATTCATACCTCACTGGTTGCGAAAAAGAAAATGCATGATCACGCCTTTTGGATCATTCACTGATGTCAGCATTGCATCGCCATCTGTAAGAAAGCGCACATTCAGGGGCAAATTTAAAAAACGAATCTTCGATAGAGATGATAATAAATGTGTCATTTGTGCTAGTTCAGAGAACCTAACGTTGCAACATGTAGTGCCCTACTCTAAAGGTGGAGAAACTAGTTATCGCAACCTAGTAACGCTATGTGAAAATTGCAATCAGTAATTAAAATCTGATCACTACCCGGAATTATTCAAGCGTTCTGGACTACTAAGTGATTTTGAATTTTCACTTTTAAGAGGCGGATGCTTTGATGATGAAGCTCTAGGGAGAGCAGTACAATTCTCGAATAATCTTATGCATACTCGGGCTGACATGTACTGACCTTATCTGCATATGGGGGACTTTCAGATTCCGCCAGCTGACTAAAGTCATCTGCAGTATCCTTGAAAGCTCATATGCTAAAAACCCACGGGATTTTTGCCCCTGCTACTTACCAACCTAGGCTTACCCTACAGCACTTTTCATTTTCTTCCCTACCTATCCCCCCATATGACTCCCCCCACCCATCCAAACAATAAATCACCCCCAAAACCCTGCATTTACCAGTTCAAAATCCGCCCCTTAGCAGCAATACTCTGCAGCTATTTTTCCAGCTGACGTAACCCCCTCAGCACGTTTCATTCACTTACAGTTTTATCCTGGAGCGCAACGTTGCTCAGTGTGCCACTCTTAACTACGCTCATATCACCAAATACGTTAAATGAGGGACTATGATGAAAAAGACCATTATTGCTGTATCTGCTTTCCTGCTGGCTTCTTCCGCGTTTGCGGCTACCACACACGCAACTGACGATACGGTCGCTAACGCTCAGGCTGGCGCTAACACCGCGAAAGAGAAACTGCATCAGGCGCAGCATCAGGGCGAAGAGCAGCGTCTTAAAGCAAAGCACGCGGCGAAAGGCGAAAGCGACAGCATGACCAGCAAAGCCAGCGAAGGCACCCAGAAAACCTGGAACAAGACCAAAGAAGGCACTGAGAAAGGCTGGGATGCGACCAAAGAAGGCGCACAGAAAGGCTGGAACAAAACCAAAGAAGGTGCCAGCGATCTGAAACAGAAAGTCAGCGAGTAAGCTGCACTGCTGTGATAAAAAGGCCGCCCTGCGGCCTTTTTGTTTTTCCGCTGCCGTATTTTGCATCCGGTGCCGTAACTCCCTACACTACGCCTATCCTCTGCAAGCTTAACGGTTACTTATGTCTGAAACCTTCACACGTCAGCCGCTGCCGCTGCCCGGCGGACACAATAAAGTGCTGCTGCACTCCTGCTGTGCCCCCTGCTCCGGCGAAGTGATGGAAGCGATGCTCGCCTCCGGCATCGACTACACCATTTTCTTCTACAACCCGAATATTCATCCGCTGAAAGAGTATGAGCTGCGTAAAGAGGAGAATATCCGCTTTGCTGAGCAGTTTGGCGTGCCGTTTGTGGATGCTGACTACGATAAAGATAACTGGTTTGAACGCGCGCGCGGCATGGAGTGGGAGCCGGAACGCGGCGTACGCTGCACCATGTGTTTTGATATGCGCTTTGAACGCACCGCGCTTTATGCGCACGAGCACGGCTTTCCGGTGATCACCAGTTCGCTCGGGATTTCACGCTGGAAAGACATGAAGCAGATCAACGACTGTGGCGTGCGGGCGGCGGCGCACTATCCGGATATGCTCTACTGGGAGTTTAACTGGCGTAAAGGCGGCGGCTCGTCGCGCATGATTGAGATCAGCAAACGCGAGCGTTTCTATCAGCAGGAGTACTGCGGCTGCATCTACTCACTGCGTGATACCAACCGGCACCGCGTGGCCGGTGGTCGGGAGCGCATTGAGATTGGGGTGCAGTATTACGCGCCTGACGACGCGTAA